CGAGCAGCCGGCACCACATCGCCGACCGCCTGAAGAAGCTCAGGGGCTGGGTGCCGCAGGAGTTCACCAAGGACGGCCACCCCAAGGTCGACGACGTGGTGATCAGCCAGCTCCCCTACCCGGAGGCGCCGCAGCTCGCGGAGTACCTCATGGTGGCGAAGCGGCTGGGCCAGCTCGGCGACGGCAAGGAAGGCTGGCTCAAGGCGGTCAAGGCCAACGGCCGCATCCACGGCGAGGTGATCCCGATCGGGACGCCGACCCATCGCTGCACCCACCGCAGGCCGAACGTGACCCAGGTGCCGAAGGTCCAGGTCACGAAGGTCGACGGCAAGAAGGTCATCCTCATGGGGATCGAGGGCGGCTTCGGCTGGGAATGCCGCAGTCTGTTCCACGCCCCCGAGGGCTACCTCCAGGTCGGCGCCGACGCGTCCGGCTTGGAGCTGCGCTGCCTCGGCCACTACCTCGCAAGGTACGACGACGGGAAGTTCATCAAGGAGCTGCTCGAAGGCGACATCCACCAGGTCAACATGGATGCGCTCCAAGAGCTGAGCCCCAACCGTGACTGCTCCAAGACCGAGATGTACGCCCTGCTCTACGGGGCGGGCGACAAGAAGCTCGGCACGATCGTGCTGGAGTACTACGCCAGGCTGGGCCTCACCCCGCCGAGCACCAACCCACAGAAGCTCGGCAAGGCTGTCCGCGACCGCCTCGCGAAGGGCCTCGGCATCGGCAAGGTCGGCCAGAAGGGCACCCTCATGGGTGACCTGGCGAAGGCCCTGGAGGGCCGCGACTGGCTGAAGGGCATCGACGGCCGTGCCGTCCCGGTGCGCTCGCAGCACAGCGCCCTGAACACCCTCCTGCAATCCACCGGCTCGATCGCCTTCAAGACGGCCACGGTTCTCTTGCGCCGTGACCTATCCACCCAGGGCTTGGTTGTCCCCACGGATTGGTGGCCGGCCGCCCACGTCCACGACGAAGTACAGCTCATGGCGAGGGAGGCCATCGCAAATGAACTTGGAATGTCAGCAGTCCAGTCTATCAGACGAGCTGGAGAACGACTTGGGTTCCGATGCCCGTTGGACGGCGAATACAAGGTCGGAAAGAACTGGGCTGAAACGCACTGAGCTTGACTTCGAGCCTGTTCTTCACGAGGCCTGGGCGGGCGGTTTCACCACGAAGTCCGACTTCGCTCGGGCCAACGCCGACGAGATCGCCTGCGCCGCATCCTCCGGGCTGCTCACCGTGCAGGACACCCGCGACACCTTCGGCCGGTCCTGGCGGATCACCCCCGCCGGGCTCGCCCTGCTCTGGCAACTCAGGAGCCTCGCATGAAGATCGTCACCAAGCAGAACCAGACCTTCGTCCTCAACCAGGAGGACCTGAAGGACGCCTTCGCCGACTACCTCCAGAAGCTCACCGGGCAGACCCTGCCGGCCAACAGCCGGATGTCCATCCAGGCGGACGACAACCGCGGCCGGTCGCTCACCATGACGGTGATCATCGAGGGCGACCTCGCCTCCCAGGAGGTCGGCCACAAGGCCGCGGAGCCCGCTGCCGAGCGTCCTGCTCCGGGGGGCAAGGCGTGACCACACTCCTGATCGACGGCGATACGGTCGTCTACAGGTTCGCGTGTGGTGGTCAGAAGTCCTTCGATTGGGGCAACGGTGTGGTGTCGAGCCACACCGACCTCAGCACTGCGGTCAAGCGGATCGACAGCTACGTCGAGCTGCTCCAGGAGCGCCTCAAGGGTGACCAGGTCATCATGGCGCTCACCGACCCGGAGCACAACTACCGCAAGGACATCCTGCCGACCTACAAGGGCCTGCGTCCGGCCGAGAAGCCGATCATGTGGGCGGACCTGCGCGAGCACGTCCAGTCCGCCTACCGGTCCTACATCAAGCCGTCCCTCGAAGGCGACGACATCCTCGGCATCCTGGCCACGCACCCGCGGCTGGTGCCGGGCAAGAAGGTGATCGTCGCGATCGACAAGGACATGCGGACGGTCCCGGCCCTCCACCACAACCCGGACACCGGCCAGACCTTCGAGGTCGACCAGCCCACCGCCGACTACTGGCACCTCTTCCAGACCCTCACCGGCGACGTCGTCGACTGCTACGCCGGCTGCCCTGGCATCGGCCCGGTCAAGGCCGAGCGCATCATCGGCGGCCCGGACTTCATCCGCTCGTGGGGCGTCGAGCCGGCCTGGCTCGCCGTCGTCGAGACCTTCGAGAAGCGGGGCCTGACTGCCGAGGACGCCCTCGTGCAGGCCCGCGTCGCGCGCATCCTCCGCACCACCGACTACGACTTCAAGGCCAAGCGCCCGATCCTCTGGCGCCCGTAGCCGCCACCCCTCCCACATCCTGGAGCTGCTCAATGGACAACCTGATGGTGTCCATGCGGACGGGCGTGCCCACCGCGTGGATCTCAGCCCTCAAGCGCGCGCAGATGGTCGACGAGAGTGCGGTCCTGGCCGGCGGCTCGCTGCGGGACCTGAGGCACTTCGTCGAGGTCAAGGACCTGGACATCTTCGTCGGCCCCTACGCGACCAAGCAGGCGCTCGACGCCGCCTTCGAGGTGACCGGGAAGTCGAAGATCAGCAGCGGCTGTGCCTACAAGCTCGGCATGACCGACGTGCTGGCTGTCTACGAGTACAACCTCTTCGGCTGCCCCACGATCCAGGTCATCGTCCTCCGGGAGCCGGTGACCATGAGCTACGTCCTGGGGCGGATCGACTTCGGCATCTGCCAGATCGGCTTCGACGGCGAGCGGGTGATCGAGACGCTGGCCTACGGCGTCGACCACCAGCGCAAGACCTTCACCCTCACCTTCTGCCCCGACGCGAACCGCTACCAGCGCGCCATCACGCGCTTCGAGCGGATCTCACAGAAGTACCCCGGCTGGAAGCTCGTGCTCCCGCTGGAGTGGAGCCTGCTCATGGAGGCCGGCCTGCTCGACCTCGACGGCCTCTCTGCGGCCTGAACCTATCCACCGGAGCAACTATGCGTGACATGGATGACAACGAACGCCCGCGCCTGATCGGCCTCTACAGCTCGGAGGCACGGAGCGGGAAGGGCACCGTGGCGAAGATCCTCGTGGACGAGTTCGGCTATGAACAGCACCAGTTCTCGGCGCCCATCAAGAGCGCCTGGGCTGGGCTCCTGGAAGCCGCCGGCTGTGGGGGCCTCCTCGAACGGTCCCTTGAGGGCGACCTGAAGGAGGCCCCAATCCCGGCCCTCGGCGGGCTAAGCTTCCGGGTGTTCGCTGAGCACCTGGGCAACGGGCTGCGCGAGCGGGTTGGGCCGGACATCTGGCTCTGCATCTCCCGCGGCGTCATCGAGAGCGCCCTCAAGGGCGGCCCGGTGGTGGTCTCTGACATGCGCTACCCGAACGAGTTCGCCCTGATCAAGACCCTGGGCGGCATCTGCGTCCGGGTCGAGCGGGCGGACGGCTACACGCGGGGCTTCCAGCATCCCAGCGAGGGCCGGCTCAACCACCACAGCTTCGACTACGCCATCCGGGCCAGCTCGCCCGAGGAGTTGGTCCGTCGCACGCGGGCCATGCTCACACCCTGACCGAGAGAGTGGGGGCGCTTCGGCGCCTCCCTCTGTCTCTGCGAAATACCCCCTCACTCAACCCCCGTACAGGGATCACCTCCATGCAAGACGATCAGGACTTCCCCGCCGTCCCCGAGGTGCTCCTGAAGGAGCTGGAGCGACGGTTCCCCGACCGCTGCCCTGACCCCAAGCTCACCGATCGAGAGATCTGGATGAAGGTTGGTGCGGTCCAGGTAGTGCGCTTCCTCCGTCACCAGTTCGATGCCCAACAAGCACCCCTTCATGGGGACCTGGAGTAGCCACCATGTGTGCCCCGAAGGTCAAGACCCCCAAGCCGGCCCCTGCGCCTGTGGCCCCACCTCCTCCGCCTCCGCCCCCTCCTCCTCCTCCACCGCCTCCGCCTGCGTTCGTGCCGGCTGGTGGCCCGCGGCTCAGCCCGGTCATCGGTGGTCAGGGTGATAACCCGAGGCAGGGGCGTAGCCGCCTGATCATCCCTCTCCGCCGCTCCGGTGGTGCTGCTACCAGCGCCGTCGCAGGTGGTCTCCAAATCCCACGGTAAGGTGAACCCCCATGGCTGAGGCCGGTCCTGTCATCAACGAAACCGCCGCAGGGCGGTATCTCCAGCTCGCCGGCCTCCGCGATCCCTACCTCAAGCGGGGCCGGGAGATCTCGAAGCTGACCATCCCGAGCCTGCTCCCCGAGAGTGGGCACACCGCAACCTCAAACCTTTACCAGACCTTCCAGAGCGTCGGCGCCCGAGGCGTCAACAACCTCGCCTCGAAGCTGCTGCTGTCGCTCCTGCCGCCCAACAGCCCCTTCTTCCGCCTCGCCGTGGACGACTTCGTCCTGGAGCAGGCCAAGCTGCAAGGGGGTGACGAGGCCGCGACTGAGATCCAGAAGGGCCTGGCTCGCTACGAGCGGGCCGTCATGGACGACATCGAGACCAAGGCCGATCGGGTCGCTCTCGGTGAGGCCATGAAGCACCTCCTGATCCCCGGCAACGTCCTCCTTCACGACGACGAGGAGGTCGGCCTCCGGGTCTTCCACCTCGACAGCTTCGTCTGCAAGCGCGATCCCCGCGGCAACCTGGTCGAGATCGTGGTCAAGGAGAGCGTCGCCCCCACGGTCCTCCCCGAGGAGGTCCGCGAGGCGGCCATGAAGGACGCCCCTCCGAGCACCGACCCGAACGCGACGGTCGACATCTACACCTGGATCAAGCGGGTTCCCCGCCAGTGGACCATCCACCAGGAGGTCACCTGTGGCGAGGTCATTCCGGGCAGCCGGGGCACCTACCCCCTGGACGCCCTGCCGTGGCACGCCCTCCGCATGGTCCGCATCGCTGGTGAGGACTACGGGCGCGGCTACGTCGAGGAGTTCTACGGCGACCTGAAGTCGCTCGAAGGCCTCTCGAAGGCGATCGTCGAGGGCACGGCTGCCGCAGCCAAGGTGCTGATCCTGGTCAACCCCAACGGCACGACCAAGAAGGACACCCTGTCCCAGGCCCCCAACGGTGCCATCCGCGAGGGCAACGCCGAGGACGTCTCCGTCGTCCAGATGGAGAAGTTCAACGACTTCCGCGTCGCCCTGGAGACCATCTCCCGGATCGAGAACCGCCTGGCGCAGGCCTTCCTGCTCAACAGCTCGATCCAGCGGGACGCCGAGCGCGTGACCGCCGAAGAGATCCGCCTCATGGCCACCGAGCTGGAGACCAGCCTCGGCGGCATCTACTCGGTCCTCTCGCAGGAGTTCCAGCTGCCCTACATCCGGGTGAAGCTGAAGCGTACCTCCGGTCGGGCCGGCTGGCCGAAGCTCCCCAAGGGGATCGTGAAGCCGAAGATCGTCACCGGTCTCGAAGCCCTCGGGCGCTCGCAGGACCGCAACAAGCTGGTCAACTTCCTGGCCACCCTTGGTCAGGCGATCGGCCCCGAGCAGCTCGCCAAGGTGGTGCATCTCAACAACCTCGTCTCCCGTCTCGCCACGATGGACGGCATCGACACCGATGGTCTGATCCGCTCCGTCGACGAGCTGGCGCAGGCCGACCAGCAGATCCAGCTCCAGGCCCTGATCGAGAAGCTCGGGCCGAAGGCGATGGACCTCATGAGGCAGGCCGCCCAAGGCGCCCCGCAAGCCGCGTGACCTGAACAATCCACGGGTGGATAAATGACCTACGCAAGCGCTACGCTCGTCAGTGCCCCCTCGGGTGCCGACGCACCGGCTGCCCCTCCTGCCAACACCACGGTGGCCGCCCAATCGACGGCGGCCCCCGAGGCCCCCGCACCTCAGCCCCAGCAGGGCGCGGAGCTGATCGGCGGCAAGTTCAAGACGACCGAGGATCTCCTGGCCGCCTACAAGGCCCTGGAGAGCAAGCTCGGCCAGAGCACCGCATCCAAGACCGAGACGCCGGCCGTCATCACCGAGACCACCGAGGCCCCGGCGACCCCGGATGCGGCGCAGCAGGCGGTGCAGAACGCCGGCCTGAACTTCGACGCCCTGTCGGCCGAGTTCGCCGAGAAGGGTGACCTGGCGCCCGAGAGCTACCAGACCCTGGAGCAGGCCGGCATCCCGAAGCCGATGGTCGACGCCTACATCGCTGGCCAGAAGGCGCTCGCCGAGGCCAACGCCAACGCCCTCTACAGCCTGGCGGGCGGTACCGAGAGCTTCGCGAAGATGACCGAGTGGGCCGGCGCCAACCTCTCCGATGCTGAGATCGCCGCCTACAACGAGGCGGTCACCAAGGGCTCGATGGACCAGGCCAAGCTCGCCGTCAGCGGGCTCCACGCCCGGTTCGCCGCGGCCGAGGGCATCCGTCCGAACCTGGTCACCGGTCAGACCAACGCCAAGCCGGTCGGCTACCAGAGCGTCCAGGAGATGACCAGGGACATGAACGACCCCCGGTACATCTCGGGTGATCCCGCCTTTCACGCGATGGTCGACGCCAAGATCGCCAACGCCGCTTTCTAACCCTCACCCGGAGGGCTCCCCATGGAGTTCATCGAGCAGTACGTCAGCCAGGAAACCCTCCTGGCCATCCTCGGTGTCGTCATCGCCGCCCAGGCGCTCGCGGTCGCGATCACCAAGATAACCAAGACCCCGAAGGACGACGAGTACGTCGCGGTCTTCTACCGCGTCGTGTTCAAGCTGGCCGCCCTCGTCGGCGCCAAGCCGAAGGCCCAGTAGTTCCACCCCATCCTGTTCCGTAGAGGCTCCCTCCTGGCTCACGCTGGGAGGGGGCCTTTTCTGCGTTCTGGAGCCGCCCATGGCCACCATCCTGACCTTCCTCAAGGCTCTCCTCTCGTTCGCATCCGGCCTGTTCGAGCTGTACCGCCACGAGCAAGCCAAGCAGTCCGGCCGCAACGAGGTCCGCCTGGCCAATGCCACGGAGGCCCTTGAGCAAGTTCAAGCTGCACGGGGGATCGAACGTGAAATGGCTTCTGCTGACCTCAGTGATCTTGCTCAGCGGATGCGCGAGTTCCAGCGGGACTAACCCACCGGCATCCGCTTGCCTGATCTTCCAACCCATCACCTGGTCGAGCCGGGACACGGACGAGACCAAGCGGGGCATCTTCACCCACAACACCAAATGGCTCGATCTCTGCGAGCCAGCGGAGTAAGCCATGTACCAAGTCCACTTCACTGCGCAGGCGTCCACCGCCGACAGCACCGCTCAGCACGTCCAGAGCTTCGCCGCTCGGCCCTACGTCATCGCCCAGGTCGACATCACCGCCACGGCGACCGTGAAGGTCCAGGGCCGCATCTCGGACCTGTTCGGCTGGGTCGACCTTCACTCGTTCTCCGCCAGCGGCGCCCAGCAGGTGACCGCCATGCCGCAGATGCGGTTCTCGGCGACCATCACCTCTGGCACCGTTGACGCCGGCCTCGCGGGGTAGGGCCGATGTACAAGCGCCCCCTGATCCTCCCCATCAAGCGGAGCCTGACGCGGGGCCTGGTTCGGTCCTTCTCCACCGCGGTCAACCTCGTGTTCGACGGCAACTCGGTCCCCCGCGGTTTCGGGCTGGCCTCGCCGACCACCCAGGCCTACCCGCACCTGGTCTACGACGCCCTGGTCGCCCTCGGCTGGGACGTGGTGATGACCAAGGTGGCCACGGACGGCATCACCACCCCATCTCTCGTGACGCGCGCCGCGGCGACGGTCGACGTCCTCCTGGACGCCCAGCGGACGAACATGGTGATCATGCTCGAAGGCACGAACTACCTGTCGACCACCGGTACGACCACCGCAGCGAACGAGCAGACGAACCAGACTAACTACTACAACGCCCGCGTCTCGGCTGGCTGGGATCACGTTGTCCTGACCACCGTCCTCCCGTGGTCACCCGGCACTCAGAGCACGTTCATCGACGAGTACGGGGTGGTGAACACCTGGATGCGTGCCGGCAACCCCTCAGGTCGTGGGCTGTTCGACCTCGACGCAGCATTCACGGCTGACGGCTCGAACCCTACCACGCCCACGGCACACTGGCAGGCCGACAAGGTCCACCCCTCGGCCGCGGGCCACGTGCTCGCCGCCTCGGCGTGCGTCAACGCCATCAAATCCATCCTCGGCGTTTCGTAAGACCCGACAACGGGCCGCCCAGCCAGGCACGAAGCCGACATAACGTGTGGGCGATCACCGGGACCTCCCTGGCGGGAACCCGGCCTTATCCCTGGGTCAGTAGCCGCCGCCACCGAGGGCAGCACCATCCGACCCTGCCGCCGCGCCTCCGCCACTAAAGTATGCCTTGATCGCCATCTTTTCGGCTTCGCTGAACTCTAATCTTCGCCACTTGTCGACCTTGTTTTGCACGTCATACCAAGCCGCCTCAAAAAATCCCGATGGCCGAGTGCCGCAATTGGTCCGCCCACCAACATTTCCCGTCAGCTGGACTTCGATTGAGTAGGCTTCCTCAAAGTCAAACTTCCGGGGAACCGCAATTGCATGGGGGTGATAGCCTCCGCATGGCGCCACGGTCGCCACCCAAAAGGTTGGATCTGCGAAGATCTCTTGCCCCTGATCATCAAACACCCTCAATGCTAGCCAAGGAGCGGAATTGTAATCCGGGAAGCTGCGGTTCACCATCGCAGATGCTCGAAAAAAGAGGATCGCTCGATCCGAGTCTTCATTGACGCAAAAGAGAATTGAATCCGCCCGAACCGTCAGGTTGGGAGTGTGAGCATCGGAGGCCGTTATTCCGTCTGAGCAACGTACATCAGCCGCAAGTACAGATTCGCCAGCGGACAGCAGTAGAAATGCCCCCAGGGCTAGAGGAAGCATTGTCTTCATCGGGTGACCCTCCGTTTCCCGATCCCCCTAACTTACCAGGTTTACATTCCCTCGTGAGTGAGTCAAGAGCAGTGCCTCTCGTAAGAGGGCTGCCCAGCGCATGCTGGACCGACCAACCGCCCAGTAGCAGACACCTTGGCCCCGCTGCTTGTCTCTCCCGCGGGAGAGGCCTTCGGGACACCCCTGCGTGGCGGCTGATGGGGCTGACCGGTCGGACATCCGTCCAACCCCAGTCTCACAGGACTACTCCAATGGCCTACACCGTTTCCCGCCTCGGTCAGGCGAATGCCACCGGCGACGCCCTGGCCCTCTTCCTCAAGAAGTTCGCTGGCGAGGTCCTCACGGCCTTCCTGCGCAAGTCGGTCATGAACACCCGGCACCTGGTCCGCCAGCTCGGCGGTGGTGCCAAGACCGCTCAGTTCCCCGCCACCTGGCGCGCGACCGCCGGCTACGTCACGCCGGGCAACGAGGTTGCGCAGAGCGTGATCAAGCACGGCGAGCGCACCATCGGCGTCGACTACCCGCTGGTCAGCTCGAACTACATCGCCCAGTGGGATGAGCTGGTGAACCACTTCGACGTCCGCAGCATGTACAGCTCGATGCAGGCCGACGCCCTCGCCAACTCGTTCGACAGCACCGTCCAGATCGTGCTGGCCCTGGCCGCTCGCGGCACCGACATCTTCGGCAACGACGCCCCGGACGGCTACGCGATCACCAACGCGAACGCCGGCACCAACGGCGAGACCCTGGCCTCGATCGCGTTCGACATCGCGCAGCGGTTCGACGAGAACGACGTCCCGAGCGAGGACCGTTGCCTCTTCGTGAAGCCGGCCCAGTACTACCTGCTCGGCCAGACCACGAAGGTCCTGAACCGCGACTGGAACGTCGCCAACGGCGCCTACGCCGAGGGCACGGTCCTCAAGGTCGCCGGCCTGGAGATCGTGAAGACCAACAACGTCCCGGTCACCAACATCGCGTCGAGCCCGTCTGGTGCGAACAACACCTACCATGGTGACTTCAGCACCACCGTCTGCCTGGCCGGCCACAAGTCGGCGATCGGCACCGTCCGCCTGATGGACGTCGCGTCCGAGAGCGCGTGGATCATCGAGAAGCAGGCCACCCTGCTCCTCAGCAAGATGATCGTCGGCTCCGGCGTGCTGCGCCCCGAGGCGGCTGCCGAGGTGAAGTCGAGCTAGTCCAGCTCACCACCTGACTACCCCAACCCGGCAGGTTCCCTCTCTGGCTAACCCCAGGGAGGGGCCTGCTTTTTTGCATTTCACAGAGGCGAGCCATGGCCAACCCTACGAACACCACCGAGCTTGAGGCGGTGAACCGAATGCTGAGCACCATCGGCATCGCCCGCGTGACCAGCATCACGAACGCCGCAGCCGACGCCCGAGAGGACATCCAGGAAGCCCTCGCGATCCTCACCGAGGTCACCCGTGAGGTCCAGAAGGACGGCTGGGAGTTCAACACCGACCGCGAGTGGTCTCTGACCCCGACCGCCAACAAGTTCACCATCCCCGTCAACGCCATGCAGGTCACCTTTCCGCGCAAGCTCTACCCGAGCGGCAAGGGGCCTGGCCCCCGGTTCACTGTCCGGGACGATGGCGGCACCAGGACGGTGTGGGACAAGGACGCGCACACGTTCACGATCACCGACCTGTCCGAGATCAAGGTCGACATCGTCCGCAGCTACGAGTTCGTAGACCTTCCCGAGGCTGCGCGCTGGTACATCCTGATCCGCGCCGCCCGCCAGTTCGCCAACGCCATGCTGTCCGGCCAGGAGAGCATCCGCGGCTTCACGGAGCGCGACGAGTTCCAAGCCTACGCCGCCCTGAGGGAGGCCGAGGGCGAGACCGCCGACTACTCCATCTTCGACAGCAACGACGTGGCCTTCATCCTCGACAGGCAGGGGGGCTTCTAATGGCACTCAGCTCGGGGAGCATCCCCAACCTCCTGAACGGCGTCTCCCAGCAGCCGGAAGTCCTGCGCCACCCGACCCAGGGTGCGAAGCAGGTGAACATGCTCTCGTCGACGGTCAAGGGCCTCTCCCATCGCCCGCCGGCCCAGTTCCATAGCAAGCCTGACGTGGTCACTCCAGGCACCGGGTCATTCACCCACTTCATCGACCGCGACAGCACCGAGCGGTACATCTTGGTGATCAAGAGCGATGGCTCGGTCAACGTGTGGGACATGAACACCCTCACCTGGAAGACCGTCGCGACCCCCAATGGCACCGCCTACCTCACCGCCGGAACCGAAGACCCGAAGGACAAGCTCCGTGCTGTGACCGTTGGCGACTACACCTTCATCGTCAACAAGAAGAAGACGGTCGCGAAGGACAGCACCCTGTCCACTACCGGGCTCTACGGGGCCATGGTGACGGTCAAGCAGGGTGCCTACAGCACCAACTACGCGATCCGCAACAACTCCACGGGCAGCGCCTTCGCCTCTTACACCACCTCGGACACCGACCCTACCACCATCCGAACGACCGCGATTGCGTCTGATCTGAACACCGACATCGTCGGGAACGGCACCTGGCAGGCGACCTACCCCAGCGGCTCCAACCAGCTCCTCGTTCAGCGCATCGATGGCGCCGACTTTTCCCTGCGGGTCGAGGATGGCATCGGCGGTAATGGCCTCGCTCTGCACCACAAGTCCACTCAGAACTTCGGCGACCTCCCGCTGCGCGCGTTCGGAAACATGATCCTTGAGATCACCGGCGACCCCGGCACTCGGTTCGACAACTTCTACGTCAAGGCTACCGGACCCTCCTCGGGTGCGCTTGGTGAGGTCACCTGGGTCGAATGCGTGGCGCCGGGCATCGAGTACAAGCTCGACGCCTCGACCATGCCACACATCCTGGTCCGCGAGAGCGACGGCACGTTCACCTTCAAGCAGGCCACCTGGTCCAACCGGGCGGCCGGCAACGCCACGACCAACCCGTGGCCGAGCTTCGTCGGCCGGAAGATCGAGGACGTGTTCTACTACAGCAACCGCCTGGGCTTCCTAGCAGGCGAGAGCGCGATCCTCTCGGAGATCGGCAGGCCGTTCAGCTTCTTCCGCAAGACGGTCACCACCGCGCTCGACACCGATCCGATCGACGTGACGGTCACAACCAACAAGGTGGCCAAGCTCTACCACGCCGTGCCCCACGCTGGCGACCTGATCGTGTTCTCCGACCGGGTGCAGTTCAGGCTGGTCGGTGAGCCCCTGACGCCGTCCTCGGCTGCCCTCCAGGTGGTCACCGAGTACGACTGCAACATCAACACGAAGCCGATCTCCTCGGGCCTCGCGATCTTCTTCGCCTTCCAGCGCGGCAACGACACCGGCATCCGGGAGTTCGCCGAGGACAAGGCAGGATCGGGCTACGTCGGCAGCGACATCACCGACTACGTCTCGGGGTACGTCCACAGCAACGCAAGGCGGATCGCCCATGCCAAGTCCGAGGACATCTTCTTCGTCCTGACGGACAACGACCCGAAGAAGCTGTTCGTCCACTCCTACAAGTGGGCCGATAGGGTCGAAGGGCGCGAGAAGGTCCAAAGCTCCTGGTCCGTGTGGGAGTTCCCCTACGACATCGAGCTGGTCGCCCCGCTAGAGCACAAGATGGTCATCCTGTTCAATCGCGGCTCGACCTCCCGATACTACGTCGCCGAGATCAACCTGAAGCCCGACGCCGCGCCGTATGCGCAGGACTGGATGCCCCACCTGGACCTGTGGGTCCGGCGGAACCACTCGCAGATGCAGCAGTCCTATAGCGGTGGCAACACCACGTTCACCCTGCCGTTCGCCTGGAGTGGCACCGGCAAGAGCGTCACGGTGATGCGGCTCTATGACGGTGACGAGACCAACAAGCCGGCCGGCGAGATCCTCACGCCTACCTCGCAGGACGGCTCGACGCAGACGGTTACCTTCAACGGCGTCAACCTGACGTCCGACAACCTCGTGTTCGGCATCCCCTACACCGCCGAGTACGTCTTCACGATGCCCACCGTCCGCGAGAAGAGTGCGGAGGGCGGAGCCTCGATCCCGATCACCGAGGGCGAGCTGACGCTGAACTTCTGGGCGGTCAACTACACCGAGACCGCCGGGTTCGAGGTCCGGGTAACGACCGAGAACGGGATCACCAGGACCTACCCCTTCGTGGGTCCGATGATCACCGCCCCCAAGCGGAACGACCAGCTCCGCTCCGGCACCCTCAAGTTCCCCGTGCGCGGGCGAGCCAAAGGCGCCCTCACGATCAAGATCGTCGTCAACCACCCGTACCCCGCCAACTTCGTCAACGCCGGCTGGGAAGGGAACTTCGTCATCCGTTCCAACCGCTTCTAGGGGCATCCCATGGCAGCAGTCCGCCCGTCCCTCCTACCAGACGTGGCGGCAGTAGCCGCAGCGATGCGCCCCGCAGACCAAGCTGAGGTCGGCGCCCTGGGCTACTCACCGCTCGGGGCGCTGGCCGAAGGCTTCATCTCCTCCGACCCGTGCCTCACCATCGTGGCTCCCACAGGTGAGCCGATCGGCATGTTCGGCGCCGTCCCCAGAGAGGACCACCCTCAGGCGGCAAACGTCTGGCTCCTCGCTACCGAGGGGCTCGTGGAAGTGGCCAAGCGGCAGTTCATCCGCGAGTGCCGCACCTGGGTCGAAGCCCTGAACGCCAAGTACCCAATCCTGACCAACGTCGTCGATGCGCGCAACGAGGTCCACCTCAGGTGGCTCCGGTGGTGCGGCTTCGAGTTCGGCACCCCCATGCCCATCAACGGGCACCAGTTCATCCCATTCGTGAGGCATCACCATGTGCGGACCAGCCGCGATCCTTCCTCTTGCGTCCCTGGCCATCACGGCGGTGTCGGCCGGCGCGCAGTACATGGGCCAGCGCCAGGCGGCGCAGGACCAGTCTGACTACCAGGCCCAACAGGTCAAGGAGCGCGACCGCCAGATCGCCGAGAACTACAAGCGCTCCATGGCCGCCTACAACCTCCAGAACGTCGCTGAGAACGTGCGGATGGACGAGGTACGGGCAGCCGCCAGCCAGGAGGCCTTCAGGATCGCCCAGGCGTCAGCACAGGCCAAGGCTCGCGTCATCAGCAACGCAGCTCAGACCGGAGCCGGCGGCAACTCCCTGCTCTCGGTGATCCAGGACATCATGGGCCGGGCCGGCTTCGAGACCAACACCGTCCTCGGCAACCTCAAGTCTGAGGAGGGGCAGTCTTACCGGAACCTCCAGGCCTTCCACGAGGAAGCCACCAACCGGATCACCTCGCTCCAGCCCTACACCGGCTCGACTGTCCGCGGCCCGTCCCTCCTGGGGCCGGCCCTGACGATCGGCGGCGGAGCCCTCAACTCCTACTCCGACTACCGCCGGGACCAGCAGATCTCGAAGCTGGTCAACCGCCAGAACACCTCGACGTTGACCACCAACTAGGAGACACCCCATGGCAGAGCCTCGCTCGGCCGCCCGCGTACTCGACACCTACGCGGCACCGGGAGCCCGGACCTTCGGGCCGACTATCGGTGGCAACACCTGGCAGGACCTGGCGGCGGGCCTGGCCGACTTCAACCCCGCGCTCAACCGGTTCCTCAAGCAGGAGCACGACATCAAGGCCTCCGAGGACGAGGCCACTGGTGCTCAGCTCCAGCAGGAGCAGCGGGTCACCCTCAAGGAGGCCGTCCGCAAGGGCCTGATCCCCGAGGGCGCCAACCCGTACCTGAAGCTCGGCTACCTCAAGTCCGAGCTGCGGCAGAAGGGCAACGAGTTCCAGACCTTCCTTCTCCAGCAGTGGCAGGAGGACGGTGCAATCCAGGACGCCGAGGCTGATGCCATCCCCGAGTGGGCCGGCCAGAAGACCGCCGACTGGATGAAGACCAACCTGGAGGGATACGCCCCCGAGCTGGTCCAGGAGGTGTTCGACCCGGCTGCTCAGTCTGGCCAGAACCGCCTGATGCAGTACCACATCGGGGAGAGCTTCCGGCGCACCTCGGAGAGGGCACGATCGGCGCTGGAGCAGGAGGTCACCGGCCTCTTCTCCGCGGTCGAGCAGGGCAACCCCGTCGAGCTGGCCACGGCGCTCGCCTCGCAGGGCGTCGACCTGGGCAACTTCCAGGACGAGGCCTTGCTGCGGCACGGCTACCTGGTCAACTCGGTCCAGCGCCTTGTCGACGATGCGGTCGCCAACGGTATGTCCGGCTCCGACGCCAACATGGTCGCGGCCGAGGCGGTAGCCGTCCAGGCACGCGCCATGCGTGACGTGTCGGTCCTGAACGTGCTCGACGACGTGCGGACCAACAGTGGCCCCCTCTCGGGGATCACCAAGATCCGCCAGCTGCGCGAGGCGGCCGAGGACCACATCGCCTCGATCAACCAGCGCGACGCCCACTTCGCGGTGTTCCTCCGGGAGCAGCGGCAGAAGGAACAGGTCGACAGCCTGCTGCGTGGCGCCTGGGGCAGCCTGATCCAGGACCACACCTCCGACATCGACGATGCCCTCATGGCGCTCAGCCAGGTGGACCCCGGTGCGGCCAGCTCCCTGCTGGCGGCGCAGTCCTCGATCATCTCGGCACGCACCCGCGTGATCACCGATCACAAGACCGCCTCGGTCATGCGCGCGATGGTCCACGAGGGCCAGGCCAGCATCCGGGACATCGTTTCCCTGGTCGGCGTGGCCTACGACAGCGACTACGCCTCCTCGCTAATCGACGACCTCGATCGGGTTCAGCGGTACTCCGCGGACATGGCCGACGAGGAGATCTCTGGCATGTCCCGCGACCTTGAGCGGCTTATCGCCGGTGGCGATCCGGTCGCTGGTGGCCTCGACCCCGCGCTCGCCGAGCTGGGCGTCCAGGCGAAGAACCGCTTCAACTCCGACCTCCTCGACTGGGTCGACGGCTTCGAGCAGAAGGAAGGGCGCAAGCCCCGCCGCTCCGAGATCCGTGCCGCTGCCGAGGACCTCCAGGCCTCCCTCCTCAAGAACCCCCGCTACAACCAGCAGCGGATCGGGGACGGAGCCACCTATGAGACCCCGACCGAAGCCAAGGTCGACGCATCGTCCCCCGTCGAGCAGTACCTCCCGCCCGCCATTGCACTCCAGCGAGAGCCCGCATCGGTGGCCTGGCAGACCAGCCCGATGTGGACCGATGCCGATACCTTCATGACCTCGGTACAGCGCTTCGAGACCACCGGAACCGGCCTGGTGAAGAACCTCGCCGACCACCTCGCGGTGAGCCCCGACGACCTGATCGCTGCTCAGGCCAGCCTCCTCGGTCTGGAGCTGGTCATCGAGGAGCCCGTCGTGGAGCCCGAGCCCACGCCTGCTCCTACGCCCGAGCCTGCCCCGGAGCCAGCCACCCAGCCGGCGCCCGAGAGCAGCTTCTTCGACTACGACCTCCGGGACCTCCCGGCGGACATCGCCGATCAGATCAACAGCATCCGAGCAAGGCTCATCGACCTCCGGTCCTCTCGCGAGAAGACCGCCAAGCAGGCGAGCGAGCTGGAAAGCAACCTCACACCGTAAGGGAACGTGATGACCACCACCGTGACCCCTGGCGTTCCCACCGAAGGGTCGGCCTCCGGGCCGGCCCGCCGGTACACCTTCCGGCCGATCGGCCAGACCGCACCTGTCACCCCGACGCAGCAGGCCACTGCTCCGGCCGCCACCCCGGCCCAGCCTGAGCAACCTTCAGAGCGCGGCTTCCTCACGGACATCGCGGTGTCCGTCGTTGGGGGTGCTCGTGACGCCATCCAGGAGACCGTCGACTTCACCCACGAAGCCGGCGCCTGGCTTGAGACCCACATCCCCCTGGGCACTCTCGGCGGGGGCAACTACCCCGAGGAGAACCCCCTCGTGCTGCCCGGCGCGACCACCAGCGAGACCACCGTGGGTCGCGTATCTCGCGGCCTCACCCAGGCTCTCGTTGGGTTCGTCGGGGCCGGCAAGTTCCTCAAGGGCGCTCGCCTGCTGCAAGGCGGTGGGAAGGCCCTGGCAGTAGCCCGCCCGTTCGCTGCCGGCGCGCTCGGCGATGCCGTGGCGCTCGACCCCTACGAGGACCGGCTGTCCAACCTGGTCCAGTCCAGCGAGATGCTGGCCAACCCGATCACCGAGTATCTGGCCTCCGACGAAGAGGACAGCGCTGCCGAGGCCCGCTTCAAGAACGCCGTCGAGGGTCTCATCCTGGGTGGCGCCGCCGAGGCTGTCTTCCGGGCAGCCAGGTTCATGAAGGCCTCCCGTAAGGTGGCCGCAGAGCAAGGCCCCGAGGCCGCTGCCAAGTTCGCTGCCGAGCACCTCGACGAGGTTGACGAGGCGGTCGAGGCGGCTGCCAAGGAGAGCGGTATCCAGCTCGACCTGTTCGACGCTGCCCCGGCGAAGGTCGTGGCCGGTGCCGACGAGGTGGTCGAGGAGGCTGCCGGTGCTACCGCAAGGCAGAACATGAAGGCAGCCGGTGTCGGCGCCAAGCGTCCGAAGCCGGTGCTGGTCGACGACGAGGCTGTCCGCGCGTCCATGGGCGCCGTCAAGGCGGGCCTGGTCGACGAGGAAGCCTTTCTCGAGAATGCAGCCCCGAAGCTGTTCAACTTCGACTACATGGACAGCCCGGACGCCGTGAAGGCAGCCCTCCAGCACACCGCCCGTGTGATCGAAGAGGACGTGCTGAAGGCGACCAAGGGCGTCCAGAGCTTCGAGAAGATCGCTCAGGACGGCTCGCGGTTCATCGCCGACAGCCTGGACCTCGGCCTCGAAGAGACCATGGCCATCTTCGCCCGCAAGGCGGAGGGGATGCCGCAGCTCGCCTCCCGTGTGGTGGCCGGCAAGCGGCTCATGCAGTCCCTCGCTCGGGACATCGACGACCTCTCCAAGCAGGTGGTCGTTGACCCGAACAACGCCGAGACCGCAGCCAAGTTCGTGCAGCGCATCCAGCAGCTGGGCGACCTCCAGGTCAACCTGAAGGCCATCCAGACGGGCGCAGCTCGGGCCACCGCGGCCGGACGCATCCGCACGTTCGACAGCGTCAGTGGGGCGAAGATCGACACCGCTGAGATCCTCGACCAGCTCAACGCCGTTGGTGGCACGAAGAAGGCCGCCGAGGTTGCCAGGAAGATGCTGGCTGCCGGTGGCGACCCCAAGGCCCTGGCGCGTCTCGCCCGGTCCACCCGTTGGGGCCGAGCCCTCGACGTCCACACCGAGTACTGGATCAACTCGATCCTGTCCGGCCCGAAGACCCATCTGATCAACCTGACCTCGAACGCGGTGCAGACGGCTACGATCCCGACCGAGAAGCTGATCGGCGGCATCGAGCACGGCATCCGCAACGGGGACTGGACGGTCGCCCGTGAGGCGGGGCGCCACTACATCGGCATCTTCTCCGCGCTCAACGACAGCTGGCGGATGGCCGACAAGGCCTTCAAGCTGGAGGAGAACATCCTCGACCCTCGGCACATGGTCTACGACGCCCCAGCCAAGGCGATCTCCGCCCGCAGCTTCGGCCTCAAGGACGGCAGCACCCTGGCCACCGGGGTGGACTACCTCGGCAAGGTGCTCCGCATCCCCTCGCGGTTCCTCCTGGCTGAGGACGAGTTCTTCAAGCAGATCAACTACCGCGCCACGCTGTACTCCAAGGCCTACGTCCGCGGCTCCGACCTGGGGATCAAGGGCAAGCAGCTGGCGGCCTACATCGAGGACCAGGTCGACAGGGCATTCCTGGAGACCGGTGAGGGCACCGACGCCTGGGCCAAGCGCCTGGCCGAGGAAGCCACCTTCACCCGCGATCTGGAGCACGGCCTCGGCCGCACCCTCCAGAAGGCGGTAGCCGCTCACCCCGGCCTCCGCGTCGTGATGCCGTTCATCCGCACGCCGACAAACATCCTCCGGTCGGTGTGGCAGCGTACCCCCGGCATCAACCGCCTCCAGCGCCAGTTCATGGAAGACCTCGCGTCCGGCAACGCCGAGCGTGTGGCCATCGCCAGGGGGCGCCAAGCCCTGGGCGCGATGATGTGGGCGACCGCGACGACGTGGGCGCTCAGTGGCCGGATCACCGGTGCTGGGCCTTCCGACATCAACGAGCGGCAGCGTCTCATGGAGACCGGCTGGCAGCCCTACTCGCTGCGGGTCGGCGACAAGTACATCAACATGGGCCGGCTCGACCCCTTCGCGATGATCTTCGGTCTGGCCGCTGACTTCGTCGAGGTGGGCGGGAACACCAGCGCAGAGGAGCTGGACGAACTCGCGACCGGCATGGCTGTGGCGCTCGCCCACAACCTGGCCAACAAGAGCTACCTCCAAGGCGTGACGCGGTTCATGAACGCCATGACCCAGCCCGATCGCTTCATGGAGAAGTGGGTCCAGGGACACGCTGGATCGCTCGTGCCGTTCTCGGCTGGCCTCCAGCAGGTGGCCTCGGCGACCCCGTTCGGGGACGAGTACATGCGCGAGATCCGGTCGGTGTTCGACGCCATCCGGGCCAAGATCCCCGGCCTCTCGAAGGACCTCCCTCCGAGGCGCTCGTGGGTCACCGGTGAGCCTCTCGCCTACGAGGACCTGGTCATGTACCCCGACCGGGTCAGCCCGTTCCCAATCTCGGACCAGAGCAAGAGCGTGGTGATCAACGAGATCGCCCGGTTCAAGCACGGGTTTGCGCCGCCGGAGCGGAACATCGGCAACGTCGAGTTGTCGCCCAAGCAGTACGACCGCCTGATGGAGCTGCACGGCAAGGTGAAGGTCGGCCGCTACAACCTCATGGAGCGGCTCGAAGCCACCATCACCAAGCCGTCCTACGACATCGAGCGGAAGTCCGTCCCTGACGCGCCTGACGAGTTCACCAGCCATCGGCTGAGGATCGTCAAGCGGGTCATCGAGAGCTACCGCCAGGCTGCCAAGAACCAGCTCATCAAGGAGGACCGGGAACTCCGGGCCGCCATCGAGCAGGATCGCCGGTCTGCGGCCGACACCCTCCGGGGCAAGCCGCCTGCTGGTGTTCGCACCCTCCTGAACCTCGCCCAGTAACCCAACGTCCGCCTCTGCCACACGGTGGGGGCGGACCTCTACCCTGAGATACCCCAATGGACGACCACAATCGAGAAGTCCTCCTGGCCATCGGTCGGGTGGAAGGGAAGCTGGACGGCATCCTTGGCGCGCAGACCCGGCACGAGAGCCGGCTCGACAAGCACGAGGCCCGTCTCGGCGGGCTGGAGCGCTGGCAAGCCAGAGTGCTCGGCATGGGTGCCGCGGCCGGCGCCGGCATGTCGTTCCTGCTCAAGCTGATCGGAGTTCACTGACCATGCGCGCATCCGAAGAGACCATGGACAAGATCCATGAGCTGCTGGCGCAGGACATGCTGAAGCGCATCCGCGACGGCGAGCCCGTGCTCGTCGGCAAGGGCGAGGACCAGCGCATCGAGCGCCTGCCTCCCTCGGCTGCGACGCTCAACGTGATCCGCCAGTTCCTCAAGGACAACCACATCGAGGGCATCCCCGCGAAGGGGTCCGCCCTGGGCAGCCTGGTCGACAGCCTGCCGGACTACGACCCCGAGGAAGAGACCAACGTCGTTCGCCTCGGCGGAAGATAGCCCCTAGATCGCTCTAGGAGCCTCACCAGCGAGGGCTCCCTCTCCGGGGCACCACCCTACCGGACGCATCGGCGTCGCCTGGCCTACCCAGGGGCCGCGTGGCGGCGCTGTGCGCCCAGACCTATCCACCTCGGCAAGGGAGCCAGCAGTGGCCAACGCGCCTGTGATCCCAGCGAAGATCCTGAAGCGTTTCGACAACTTCCTGCGGGTGACCTGGGACCATCTCCAGCTCCCTCCGCCCGATGCCATCCAGCTCGACATCGCCCAAACCCTACAGCATGGCCCCGACCGGCTGATCATCGAGGCCTTCCGTGGGGTGGGTAAGAGCTACATCACGGGCGCCTACTGCCTGTGGCTGCTCCTGAACGACTGCGACAAGCAGATCCTCATCGTCTCGGCCTCGACGGACAAGGCGAGAGACCAGACCACCTTCATGCTCCGGCTCCTCCGGGAGATGCCGATCCTCCAGCACCTCGCCCCCACGGGGGATATGCGTGCGTCCATGGAGGGTTTCGACGTCGCAGGGGCCACCGTCAAGCAGAGCCCCTCGGTGAGGTCGAAGGGCATCACCTCGAACATCACTGGTGGTCGAGCTGACGTCATCGTGCCTGACGACATCGAAACGCCCGACAATAGCATGACGCAGACCATGCGCGAGAAGATCCGCGAGAAGGTCCGCGAGCTGGACAACATCATCAAGCCGGGGCCGGGCCACCGCATCATCTACCTCGGCACGCCGCAGCTGGAGGACAGCCTCTACGAGGTCCTGCCCGAGCGCGGCTACAACACCCGCATCTGGCCCATCAAGTTCCCCACGCCGGCCGAGCAGGCCCGCTACGGGGCCAAGCTGGCGCCCGCTGTGCTCACCGCCTTGGAGAGCGACCCGACCCTCGCTGGCAAGCCCACCGAGCCCCGCCGGTTCGGCGAGCTGATCATCGTGGAGAAGGAGGCCTCGCAGGGGCGCTCCGGCTTCCGCCTCCAGTACATGCTGGACACCAGCCTATCCGACCAGGAGAAGCACCCGCTGAAGCTCAGCGACCTGGTCATCATGGACCTGAACCCCGAGCGCGCCCCCGAGAAGGTGGTGTGGGCCGCTGCCCCCGAGCTGACCTGGCAGGAGCTGCCGAATGTCGGCCTCAAGGGGGACAAGTTCTACCGACCCATGGGCCTCGATGGCCTGCGCGACCCAGCCGGCAACGTCATCTGGCAGCCCTACGGTGGCGCCGTGATGGCGATCGACCCGTCCGGCCGCGGTCAGGACGAGACCTCCTTCGCCATCTCGAAGATGCTCAACAGCCAGATCTTCGTCCCGGACGCCGGTGGCTTCGTGGGCGGCTACGACATGGAGACCCTGGAGGCCCTGGCGCGCAAGGCCAAGGAGCACGGGGTGAAGAAGGTCATCTACGAGGGCAACTTCGGCGATGGCATGTGGGGCAAGCTGTTCGCCCCGGTGCTCGGTCGCATCTACCCGTGCTCCCTCGAAGAGGTCAAGGCCAGCAACCGGGCATTCAAGGAAGCCAGGATCATCGACATCCTGGAGCCCGTCATGAACAACCACCGCCTGATCATCGACAGGCGCGTCGTCGAGCGGGACTTCGCCTCCACCCAGCACCTCCCGCCCGAGAAGGCCCTCAAGTACCAGCTGTTCTACCAGCTGACCCGGATCACCCGTGAGAAGGGCAGCCTGGTCCACGACGACCGCCTCGACGCGCTCGCCTGGGCCGTCTGGTACTGGGTCGAGCAGATGTCCGCAGACGCAGACCGCAGGCTCAACGAGAGCCGGGAGCGGCACCTCCAGGCCGAGATCGACCGCTTCCTAGAGCACGCCCTCGGTTCCGCGCAGACCCAGCAAGGCTGGTTCTGAACATCATGATGTAGCCCTCGACGGAGGGCCTCACCAAGGACAACCCCTATGGCAATCGAAGTTGCGGCCCCGGTCGTCGAGTTCCTCTCGTTCGACCGCACCACTGCCGGCGTCAAGGCGACCGGCTCGATCACCCTCGGCAGCGCCGGCACGGACGGCGATACGGTCACCATCAGCGACAGCACGCACGCCCTGACGTTCGAGCTGGACAGCAACGGTGCGACCACCTCTCCCAACATCCCGGTGGCCATCGGCGCCAGCGCGGAAGCGACCAGCCTGACCCTCCTCGCCGCGATCAACGCCTCTGGCCTCGCGATCGTGGCCACGGACGGCGGCGTCGGTGTGGTCACCCTGACGGCGACCTACAAGGGCACCCAGGGCAACGAGACCGTCACCAAGACCGGCACCTCGATGACCGTCACTGGCATGGCCTCGGGCACCAACGCGGTCCTCACGGTCGGCCTGAACGACACCGTGGGCACGCCCGAGCTGACCGTCGAGCGCATGCGCGATGGGGCGATCAAGTTCACCAACGTCAACGGCATCGTCCGCTACGTCCACTCGGACAACCCGATGGTGGCCGAGCTGTTCGACGCCATCAAGGCTGTCGCAGCCGCCTAAGACCACCCACTGCTGGCTCCCTCCGGCCCCCAAACCGGGGGGAGCTAAGTGCTTGATCTGGCGTGGGTGCGATTTACCCCCTCACTCAACCCCTCTCCCAGGGTCACACCCTATAGGTCCTAGCCTCTGAGGTGGTGTAGTGGAGGGTCTCCCCCTGATGTACCCCTCGATGTCAGACCCGAGGACAGACAGGAGGGGGTACCTGCGAGGGGGTACCTCTCGTAGTAGCGTTAGGTTTCCTCCCAGCCTCCTCCTCGGTACGTAGTGTGAGCCTTCTGGCTCCCCACCCTCTACTGATCCCCCCTCCTCAGTCCTTCCCCCTCCTGGTTCTCCTCCCCCTGGTCTCCCTCCTCGCTTCGCTCGCTCGGTCGACCAGGGGCAACCCCGGATGTTTTGGTGTGCTCACCCGAGTGGGCATCCGCAAGGGCATCGGTCTCCGTTTCCCCCCGTGGGGGCGGGCACCCGCGCACGCGAGGAAAACCGTGCCTGCCCACCCACCCGCGCGCACCACACGCAACACGACACGCAACACGGCGGGCTGTAACCCGCGGAAAGCCTAGGGTTGCGACAGATCATAGATCTGCCGACACCGCCCGGGCGCACGCGCCAGCGCCACGCACGCACGCCTCGGGCGCCGCGCACGCACGCGCAAGGTTGGCCAGTCGACCGTTTGATCCCCTGTATCTGTGTTCCGAGGGCTGGCCACCCGACGTTGCCACCCAACGTGGCCACCCAACGCAAGCCCGAGGACAGACCGCACGCCCACGCCTCGCGCTCGCCCACGCACGCGAGCCCGGCAAGCCCGGCCGCAAGGGGTCACGTCAAGGGGTCACGATAGGGCTTGACAGCCAGCCCGCGGCGCGCGCTTGCCCACAAGGGAACGCCGGCCGGCCGCGCCGCACGCCCACGCCACGCCCACGCCCGCGCGCCCGCGTCGAGGCCAAGACCGCACGCGCACGCATCCACGCAGGCACACGTAGCGGCTGCGCGCGGGTCAATGCGTCAAGGCTGGCCAAGGGTGCGACAACGGTCAACCTCAACCGGGCAGGAACCGTGGCCAAAAACAGAAAAGTGTCGCACCATCAAAAAACCTCGTGACAACTGTCGCCCGCGGTCATACATTCCGCGTAGTCAACATCTAACGAGACGCGGTTGACCGGACCGGGAAGACAACCGGGCCGGCGGGTCCAGCCCAGAGCTGCCGATGGCAGCCCGACATGCCCGGAAGGGGTCGCGAAGCTGGATATGCCAGTGCTCACGGTGCGATCGTGGGCCGGTGCAAGAGAACGCCCATCCTGGTTCTCAAGCGTCTGTGGTCAGCAGCAGCTGACTAGGGCGGCGGGTTAGAAGCCCGTAGGGATGGGGCAGGCTTGCCCAGCTTAACCCAAAGTGTTCCGCTAGGGGAACACTAGGCCATCGCCAAAGGCGCCATCCCATGGGCCAAGTAGCGACGTCGGAGACACCGGATTTGCCGCAAGGATGGGCCTTGTGGCTCGCATGATCCGGGCACCTAGCCAAACAGACACCTACGGCAACCCGCAACGCTCGCCAATCGGCCGCTACGTCAAGTAGCTCGCCACAATGCCAGCGGCGCGGGTTGCCGCAAGGTTGTCTCAATCTGGTCACCATGCCGCCTACACCGGTTCGGCGGGCATCGAAGCGCGAGCGCGTCAAGTTCGCCATTGGTGGCCAGATTGAGCCAACCTTACAGGACAACCACCGTGCTCTGCCCTGAGCCAATCCAGCCGCGCCGCTGGCGCAATGTCTGCGCCTTCTGGCACTTCGCCACGTGCCCGACAACTGCGCTGGTCGCGATGTTCGCCATCGTCGCCATCGCTTTGTCCTGCTGTATCCTCAACGCCAACTATTGGAGTATGCCATGAACGAGCACCCTGTCGCGACTGCCAACGCCAACGCTCGCGAGGCTTGGGCCGAAGAAATCCGCCAGCTGGCCATTGCCGAGCTTCGGCAAGCCGAGCGCCGCGCCGCCTTCCGCGGGCGCATCCTCCGGCCGGCCAACTGACATGCGCAAGCTCGCCGCCAGCCTCGCATCCTCGCCGATCACATGGGCGCTCGCCGCTGTCTGCCTGTGGGCGCCCGTCCTCGCCTACCTCGGGTGATCATCGCCTCGTGGCATCCGCGCGGTGCCACGCACGATGGCCGCCGCTATGAGCCGATCAATCCACCCTGCCACAAGGTGACACCATGGAACGCTATCCCGGTCGCCTCTTGAACCTGGACGCCAACGCCAAGACGGTCAAAGGACAGGCCAAGGGCTTCAAGACGGCCATCCTCTACTTGGCGCCCGTCAAGCTGTCGGGCTTCCAGGTCTGCCCGATGGCCAGCAAGGGCTGTGCCGCTGCCTGCCTGAACACTGCCGGCCGGGCTGGCGTCTTCAAGGCGATCGAGAGGGCGCGCATTGCCAAGACGCAGTTCTACTTCCGCAACCGCGACGCCTTCATGGCGCAACTGATCGGCGAGATCACGCGCTTCGTCGCCAAGACCCGCCGCGAGGGCTTCGAGCCTGTGGTCCGCCTGAACGGCACGTCCGACATTCTGTGGGAGCGGGTCACCATCTCTCGCGAGACCCTGCTGGCCGCGTTCCCAAAGATGCCGGCAATGGTGATCCAGGACTATGCCAACATCATGGCGCTGTTCCCGGACGTGACCTTCTACGACTACACCAAGCACATCCCCAGCAAGCGCGCCAACCTGCCGGCCAACTACTCGCTCACCTACAGCTACTCGGACGATCCGGCCGCGGCCGATCGCTCCGCCGAGGCCTTGGCCATGGGCTGGAATGTGGCCGCGGTATTCCGCAATGCCCTGCCCGAGACCTTCATGGGCCACCCGGTGGTCAACGGCGACGAGAGCGACCTTCGCTTTGCGGATGACCGCGGCGTCGTGGTCGGGCTCAAGGCCAAGGGCAAGGCCAAGGCCGACACCACCGGCTTCGTCGTCGACTGACCAATCCATTCCGCCAGGAGTTCCACCATGGCATACGCCGAGACCTTCCGCGCGCTCGTGACCGACGAGGTGACCACCAGGATCGCCCGCGAGAGCGCTGCCGGCCACCCGCTGGGGACCACCAACCGGTCATTCGAGGCGATCACCGGCGAGCTGATCATGGCACGCTGGGATGCGCTCGCCGCCGGCCCCGGCACGGTCGGGCAGATCGTCGCCCGCATGTGCGGCACCGAGAAGCGCGCGCAGTACCGCCCCGAGGGCTCCCGCACGTGGCGCACCGCCGCGGGTCGCCGCCGGAGGGCTCACTGATGTCCGGCTACAACCCACCCACCACCGGCCTGCCTGTCGAGCGGCAGGCCTACGACTTCGGCTACTCGGCCCGCCTCGCGGCCCTACTCGCCTACATCGCCGCGGCGCTGCTCGCCGACCCACACGCCTACGTCGGCCCCAACCTGCACCGCTACCTCCCGGAGACCTGACCATGCTGTTCCTGCCCGTGTCCCACTACCCGGGCCGCGCCGCCGACGCCATGCGACGCGCCATCGAGGCTCGTCAGGATGGGCGCAGCCCGGTGCCTGCCCTGATGACCGCGGCGTCCTGCCTGCGGCTCGCCATCAAGGCGCGCGCCTGGGCCAACGACGATTGGGCCACCTTCCACCGGACCTGAGCACCGAAGGCAGAGCGCCGCGAGTGAGACGGGACGCTTCCCTTTGAGGCTCACCCGCTCAGGAGATCACCATGAGCATCCGCGTCCGCTACCTGTCCGCCAACGATGCTTGGTGCGTCGTGGTCGGAGGCACCGAAATCCTGACGCTCGACCGCTTCCAGCGCGGCAAGCGCCTGTTCCACACCCGCGAGGAACTGGTCGAGGCGCTCGACATCTGCGGGCTCGGCGTCCGTGACAACGGCACCGTCTACAGCGTGGAGGCCTGACCCATGGAAGCCTTCGAGGTTCACGTCCTGGTCCGCGAAGGCAACACCATGATCTGGCGCCCGGTCAAGCCGAGCGGTCCGTCCGAGCCCTACCGCTACCGCACCCCGCGAGTGACCAGATCCTCACGGCTCGATGGGAACCTTGATCTCCGTAACCACGCCGGTCATGACGCAGTCGAAGCCGGCGAGGATGTGCATCGCGATCAGTACGTTATCCACCGTGAGCACCGATCCAACGGGCGCGATAGCCGAGACACCCCCCGCGAGCCCGATCGCGGGAGCCGAGGTTGTGGTCCCGGTAATCGGCTGCTCACCTGCCGGTAGGTCGAACAAGCCGTTGCGGGTTGGGTCGATCGCTTGCGTTATCGCCCAGTCGTCGACGCTGCTGCGTATGAGTAACCGCGAGCGCGGCAGGCCGGAAGCGGGCGAAGGAAAACACCGCGCGACCACTTCAAGCGGGCCATTCTTCCCGACCACGATATCGGGATCACTTACTGTCATGGCGACGGAGAACGGAGTTTCAAAAGCCGATGCGCCAATCGTCACCTGCTCGCTTTTGCGGGGACATTCCGAGCGTAGAGGTTCGTCGCCAAGCTGGAGCTGTGTAAGCCGACCATTTCGCAGGCAACCGGTCAGTTGGTCTTCTTCAGCCTTAGCGTCATGGCAATAAAAGGTGACGGCCGCGAGACAGCAGAAAACAGTTAAGTCTAAGACCCGGCGAGTAGTCATTGGCATGTGCTCCCAGCTAATGGCCAGATGTCGGCTGTTGGCATACCGTCCAAACTGGGATTTCCCCCGCTTGCGGCTTCCGAAGCCCACCAGTCATTGCATTTTACGCCCCATGAGACAAGCCTCTGACGGTCCCGGTCCAGCCCGAAAGCAGCCGCCATCGTCCTCCGGGAAGCGGCCGAGCGCCTGTGCCTTGGCTCCTACGACAGGTACGAGGCCGAGCGCGAAGCTGTCCTCACCTCCGCCGTTCTGACCACCACCATCGGAGAGCCCACATGAGCCACGGCGTCAACGCCGCCCGCTGCCTGACCCAGGCCACCGAGGCGGCCCTGGCCGGCGACTACCACAAGGCGACCGCCCTGACGGGCATCGCCATCACCCACCTGATGGTCGCCGCCACGCCTGAGCCGAGCGCCTCGCCCAAGGTCGAGCGCTACCCCGGCTTCACGACGGACGGCAGCGACCCGGAGGTCGTCGAGGAGCAGCTGATCCACGGGCGCCCCGCCCGAGACTTCATCTCGCCGATCCCGTACATCGACTACGACACGGTGCTCGGCTACATGGCCAAGCACTTCCCCGCCGAGCTGGACATGATGGACCTGACCGCCGAGGCCACCATGCGGGATGGCTGGGCGCTCAAGCACGCCTGCGCTCGGGTCGGCCGGCCGGTCTACAAGGTCGAGGCGCCTCGCTTCCTGCGTGAAGAAGGCATCCAGGAGGTCAACTGTTACCCCCAAGAGATACTCGCAGAGCGCTTCTCAGCATGATCGGTGCGGCAGCCTGACGCACCTCTCAAACAGTGCCCACAGAATGAGCACATAGATGCTCGGTGGAAGGAAATCCGCTGGCTCTGAGCGTCGGAGCCGGCGGACCTTGGGAGAGTACGGGGTAAGAACGAACGTCGTCAGTGAGGCTGTTGCGGAACCTCAAGAGTTACCTCTTGCCAACCGATGACAGACTGACTACCTGACAGAACGAGCGACACACCCACCCCCGGAGGGTCACATGGCGAAGACGAATGGGACCGCCCCCATCTACAGGATGTTCAAGGCCATCGAGGAGTTCAGGAAGCTCGACCAGGAGCTGCCCTCGCAGACCGTCAACACCTTCCTCTACATCGTGGTGCATGAGGGCTGCACGATGAAGGACATTGCGGATGCCCTCGGCGTGGCTCAGTCGACGATGTCGAGGAACGTCTCGGCGCTGAGCAAAATACACCGGCTGCGGAAGCCGGGTCTGGACTTGGTGAAGGCAACTGAGGACCCCTACGAGCGGCGCCGCAAGATCGTGACGCTTACACCGAGGGGCAAGCAACTCAAAGATCGCCTGATGGCGATCGCACAAGGGGAAAGCTAGGATGTTCTCGATCTACAAGGAGATCCGTAATCTCGGCGCCCTCTTCGCCGAGTACCCCACTAACCGGGGGAGACGGTTCATCGACGCCTACCGTGAGGACGGCGAGCTGTTCGTGTGGGTCGGCCGCCTCCACCTGATCGCAACCAGTGCCCGGCGCATCGCGCGCCAGGCTACTAGCACGGCCGCCGCAGCGTTCACCTTCGTCTGGTGCGAGGCGTCGGCCCTGACATCCCTGTCGTCCCTGATGCCTGCCATGCCGAAGGCTTCAGCGGCTGCCCTCATGGCAGTCACTGCGGCCACTGCCACAATCGAGGCAGCCTCCGACGAGGCCCTCACCGCACCGCCCGCTATCGAGGAGACCGCAGCATGGCTGTCGTCGCCGGCATCCGACTTCCCCGAGGCATTCGTGTCCGAGGCGACAGCTACCTCGTCTCGGTAGGTGCCGGTCCCACCCGCCAGACTGCAACCTGCCACTCTCTCGAAGAGGCCATCGCGAAGCAACGGGAGCTGAAGGCAGGCGAGCCTTCGGCCCCCGCCTTCGAGGTCTGGACCCTCCAGCGGGCGCTCGACACCACCCTGCGTGTGGCCTGGGCTGACACCCGAGGAGGGCACACCGCCCAGGTCAACGCGCAGACAGCGCTCGACCACTTCGGCGCCGACACGAAGCTCGACCGGATCACCACCGACGCCCTCGACGAGTACGTGCAGGCGCTCAAGGACGAGGGGCTGGCCAACGGCACCATCAACCGGAAGCTGGCCGCCCTGTCCAAGGTCCTGACCGTGGCCGTCGATCGTCGGGGGCTGAGCTACAAGCCCAAGCTGCCCCGCCTGCGGGAGGGGGTCGGCCGCATCCGCTACCTCACGGCGGACGAGGAGCGCTCCCTGCTCGGGCTGCTGGAGCAGTGGTCCCTGCCGGATCACGTCGATGCCGTCACTGTGCTGATCGACACCGGGCTCCGGGTCGGCGAGCTGTTCCGCCTGACGGTGCGCGACGTCGACCAAAAGCAGCGGCTCCTGCATGTGTGGGAGAACAAGGCCGACCACCCTCGCTCGGTGCCGCTGACCAAGCGCGCCTACGAGGTGATCAAGCGCCGCATGCACGCAGCTGCCTATGGCGCCTACGGCTCCGGCCCCAGGCTGTTCCCCTACAACCACGACTGGCTGCGCCGCCCATGGGACCGGGCGAAGGTGACCATGGGGCTTGGCGAGGACAAGCAGTTCGTGCCCCACGCCCTGCGCCACACCTGCGCCAGCCGCCTGGTCCAGCGCAGCGTGCCCCTGAAGGTGGTCCAGGAGTGGATGGGTCACAAGACGATCCAGGTCACCATGCGCTACGCGCACCTGGCACCGGCCAACCTCCTGGCTGCGGTTCAGGCCCTCGAAGCAAACTAAGGCCGAGCTGCCCCACCCGCGCCTAATAGCTCGACCACTGGTCGCGCTCCAGACAGTCTGGTACAACTCTGCGCGCCAGCACCGGATGCATAGCGTAGCGCCAGCTATGGCGTCCAGTGTACCGTTTGGCTCTGGAGCAAGGAGGAAACCCGAGTTGATCGACGCCGCGGCCAAAAAGCCGAGCAGGTGCGATCCCGGAATGTCTTCAACACTCAAGGAAGGCATCGCAAATCAATGAGCGCCCACGCCTACATCGATATCCGTCGGCTCAGGTTAGCGAAAGGACTTGCCCAACGCGAACTGGCACGGCATGCCGGCATGACTGTTTCCGCTTTGGCGCGCCTAGAACGCGGTCTTGACCCCCTATCGGAGGAAGACGCCCGCCGCCTGGAGCGCGCGCTTGGCGCAGACCTAAACGGCGTCAAGCCGAGCGTGGCGGTCTCCGGCGAAGGATACGTGACGGCCATTCCCGAAGCCGAGACGGTTCGGCGCCGCCGGAGAGAACCTGACCTTGGTCTTCGCCCCGTTATCGACCTGTTCTGCGGCATTGGTGGTCTCAGCGCTGGTTTTGAAGCTACCTGGGAGTTCGAAGTTGTCGCAGGCGTGGATCTGCTTGGTGACCGGCTGGAGACCTTTGCTACCAATCATGCCGCCGCAAACGCATACGGTATGGACATCCGCAAGTTAGCGACGGAGACATTGGCTTCAGAAAACCCACCCCCCTTTGCTGTCATCGGTGGGCCACCCTGCCAAGGGTTTTCCTCTCTACGGCCGTTCCGCAATGTCGAATGGCATGACCCGCGCAATAATCTCGGTGAAGAGTTCTGCCGAATTGTGGCGGCGCTTGAGCCAGACTGGCTGGTTTTCGAGAATGTCGTAGGCCTCCTTTCTCACAAGGATGGCAAGGTGTACCAGGCCCTTCTCGGGGCGTTCGAGGCGTTGGGTTATCGGGTGTCAGCCCGAGTGCTGAACGCCGCGTACCACGGCCTACCCCAGCGCCGTGAACGCTTGATCATCGTCGGTTCGCGGCGAGGAAAGGCGTTTGAATGGCCGAAGCCCACGCACCATCACGACCGGCGGTCGATGGTCGGGAACTCTCCCCTGCTCTTGATGCCCGATCCTGGCTTCCTCGGGGACACGCGTCCGGCCGTCACCGTTATGGAGGCAATCGGCGACCTACCCCCGGTGCGTTCGGGAGAGGCCGCGACGGAATACAACGAGGACGCCCCGGTGTCGCGCTATGCAGAGGTGATCCGAGCCGGAGCTGAGCGGCTGACGCTTCATGACGCGACCTCGCATACCCCAGCGATGCTTGAGATCATTCGACATGCTGGGAAGAACATCAACTGTTTGCCACCGGGGTTGGTGACGTCCGGGTTCAGCACCTGCTACAGCAGGCTTGATGGGGACGAGCCGGCGAACACCATCACGGTCAACTTTGTCCACCCAGCGAGCAACCGGTGCATCCACCCCATCCAAGACCGAGCCCTCACGCCTCGCGAGGGAGCCAGGCTGCAAGGTTTCTTCGACACGTTCGAATTCAGTGGCATGCGGTCACAGGTGGTGAAGCAGATCGGTAACGCGGTGCCGCCCCTTCTCGGGAGGCTGATTGCCGAGGCAATTCTGGAGTCGGACTGAACCCCCTAGCGGCCCACGAGGTAACGGTAAGCCTTATAGCGCGCACCCCGTTGGCTGCCGGGCACCATGGCCAAGTCGACGTACACTGTCTTCAGCTCCTCCATGCCGGCAGCATTGATCACAGCCGTCTTACCGGAGTCGCCTTCGGTATTGCTGAGGTTGAAGTGAGCGATCCCGAGATGGCCCGTCCTGACTTCCCATATGACGGCCTTGCTCGCCTTTGGTCGATCGGCCACCTCTCCTATTCTCTCTCCATTCTCGCCGACCAGGATATACCGACAGGTGATGTAGTACCCTTCCTTGGCAAGGTGCCCCTTCGGATAATTGCGGTTCAACGAAAACTTGATCTCTATGCCGCCTCTTACCGCCAACTCGCCAAGGGGCAGGAGATCGGGGTACTTGTGGGGGCCGTTACGGCGATAAAGCCCGTCGCTGTGTTTCGCCAACTCTGCGCCCATGATGTTGCCCATCATGCTGCTGAGGTTGGCCAGCTCGATGATCTGGCACAGCGGGGCTACGCCGTCAGTCGCCAGCGTCGAGTCGATGCGGTCGAAGAGGCGGTACGTGCCCATGATGCTGTTGGCGATCTGCTCACGGCGAAGCCCAAGCGCGGCCAGCGCCTGATCGTTCGCGAAGCCGCGTGGGTCAGGCTCTCTGGCCAATACATGTGAAGGCAACTTCAGACCTCCGAACTCGCGCAGTGGTGGTTGCCATAAGGCACAAGCGCTATCCTGGAGTCTACCCCTTGGCGATATCGCGGCGGAGGAAACGACCTAATGGTACGAAAGGGCGTCAGCTTTGCCAGTTCGCCGGATGTCCGCAACCGGATGCAACGACAATCGCGACGGGACACGAAGCCGGAGGTGGCCTTGCGCCGGGAGCTTCACCGGCGCGGTCTCCGCTACCGCTTGTTCCAACGACCCGTTCCCGGCTTGCGGAGGCACATCGACCTCGTCTTCAGGACCGTCCGCATAGCGGTGGAAGTCCGCGGGTGCTTCTGGCACCACTGCCCGCAACATGGCGTCATACCAAAAGCCAACGGCGAATGGTGGCGTGAAAAGCTCGCCCACACCCGCGCAAGGGACGAAGATACGGCCTATCGACTGCGCGTTGAGGGCTGGACGCTTTTCACCGTCTGGGAGCACGAAGACGTGGTCGCCGCGGCGGACCGGATCGCAGCTGCGGTCGTCGAAGCGCGCCGAAAGCTCCGGGACTGCCCCCAGGATCGGCGTTGCAAGTTCAAACTCGTGGGCCTACCGGACCGCGATCAGACTTGATCTGATGCACCGACGTGGCATGTTGCGTTGTTGCGGCGATGTTGCATTCGGTCGCGAATGTTGCGGGCCGGGGTGGCGAAACTGGTAAACGCACTGGACTCAAAATCCAGCGCCCGCAAGGGCTTACGGGTTCAACTCCCGTCCCCGGCACCACGATCGACGGACTCAAAATCTATCGCACCCTGCTACGCACCCCTCCAACTGATCCCTTAGCGTAGGCTTTCAGCCGGCTTCAGTCCGGCCGGACGAGCTTGCGCACCTGCTATCCACTCTGCCGACAGACTGCAAGGGTGGATTGGCCATGTTGCGTATTTGTTGCGTGTTCCCCCTCTGTCCAGGCGCTGTGTTCCCACCCTGTTCACGCCCAAATCCATACACCAGCCATGCCCCCGTGGAATGGTATCCAGGCCGGCATGTGTCGAACGGAAAATCAAACGCTTAGCCTCCCCGCTCACCCCGCCACCCGTGTTGCGTTCGGCCCTAGAACGGCTCGCAAAGCCAGGCGGGGAGCCACGTTCCGACAGACTTGTATCCACCATGGAGAGCGAGATGACCAGCAACCTGACCGTCTACACCTTCGAGGGCGCCAACGAGGTCCGGGTCGTGACCATCGATGCCGAGCCCTGGTTCGTGACCAAGGACGTGTGCCGTTGCCTGGAGCTGACGCCGAAGGCCAACGGTGCGGTCGACCACCACATGCACCGCGTCAGCGCTGACGAGCGGCGGCTTCTGCGGAAGGACAGTGGAGCACCTCTGACCTGCTCCGCTTCGGCAGAGCTGTTCCCTGGCACCACCCCGGTGGTCTCTCTCGTCTCCGAGAGCGGCCTCTACAAGCTGATCATGCGGTCGGACAAGCCGGCCGCCCGGCGGTTCCAGGACTGGGTAGCCCGTGAGGTCCTGCCGGCGATCCGCAAGGCAGGCGTCTACATCAGCGACCAGGTGCGCGAGCAGCACCCCGAGGCGGTCGCCGAGTTCGAGGCCCGGCTCGTGGCCAAGCTCCCCGACGCCGACGTCTGGACCAGCCTCGACCGGTTCCTCAAGGCCAAGGGCATCGAGCTACCGATGCGCGAGTACTGGATGGCGGTCGGCCAGCTCACCGAGCGGACCAAGACCAAGAACGCCAAGCGCTTCGGCCGCCTGAACCACGACACCCTCCTGTTCAGCGTCGCCGAGCTGGAGGCGTGGCACGCCGAGGAGCGCGCGTACCTCGAAGCCGCCTGATCCAGGGCCATTCGTGTGCCCTGAGCTATCCACGCCGGCACCTCTTCCACCCAAGGGACAGCATGTTCACGGTCCAGATCCTGGTCTGCGCCCTCGGCATCCTCGGGGGCGACTGCACGCCCAACACGGCGACCGACTACTGGTACGCCGAGCCGGCGCCGAGCCCGGCCATGTGCCTCCAGAGCGGGCAGTTCTCCGCGTCGCAGTACCCCGAGAGGCTGCTCGAAGGGCACTTCGTCAAGGTCCGCTGCCTGCGGTCGAAGCCAGCCGACCTGGCGTAACGCCATTCGTGTGTCCTGACCTATCCACCTAGCCATCACTTCCACCCATCACGAGGCGCCAATGAACGACACCCTGATGCAGCGCCAAGCCGAGCTTGAGGCGGAGATGCAGGGCCTCGGGACCGACCAGTTCCGAGCCCGCCTCGCCCGAGCCCGAGACACCCACGAGGAGAGCACCACCCCCTACGGTATCGAGATGGTCAGCCGGGCGATCAAGCCCTTGGCCCAGGCCATTGAGGCGTTCATCGAGAAGGCCATGTCTGGCGGCCGTGGCCGCAGGCACAGCGCCGTCAAGCACCTGTCCCTGATCGACCCTCAGGTGGCCGCCTTCATCATCATGAAGGTGGTCCTCGACAGCATCACCCGCACGACGCCGGTCACGAAGGTGGCCATGTCGATCGGCGCCCAGCTGGACAACGAGCTGCACTACCAGGCCTTCGAGCAGCAGCAGCCGAAGCTCTACGGCAAGGTCTCCGAGAGCGTCCGCCGGTCCTCTCACCGGGGCTACCGCGAGAAGGTCATGACCTACGCCGCCAACAAGTACGGCACCGCTTACACTAGCATGTCTCAGCAGGAGCGGATGCATCTGGGCATGGCTTGTCTCGACATGATGATCGAGACGACAGGCTTCGCTGAGACCGAGACCATCCAGCTCCGGCGCGAGTGCCGGGTGCAGCTGATCCCGACCAAGAAGGCCCTCACCTGGATCAACTCGACCGTCTCTCGGTGCGAGCTGCTCTCGCCGATGCTCCTCCCCATGCTGGTCGAGCCGAAGCCATGGACCAGCCCGACCGATGGCGGATACCACACCAACCGCGCCAAGCGGCGCCTGCTCAAGACGTCGAGCGGTCTGAACATCACCCTCAAGAAGATGGCCGCCTCCTGGGACGAGATGGCCACCGTGCGTGAGGCCGTCGAGCGCATCGACCGCACCGGCTGGCTCGTCCGGAAGGACGTGCTGGCGGTGGCCCACTGGTACTGGGATGCCGGCATCACGGTCGGCAAGCTCCCAGCTAAGGATGACGTGGCTCTCCCTCCATGCCCTGTCTGCGGGCAGAAGCCGGAGGGGGATCACGAGCACCTCCGGGACGAGGAGATGAAGAAGCTTTGGAAGCGGGACGCCGCCCGCATCCATGGCTACAACGCCAAGCTCAGGTCCAAGCGGCTCCAGGCGGGGAAGATCCTCTGGCTGGCCGACAAGTTCAAGGACGAGCAGGCGATCTACTTCCCGCACCAGCTCGACTTCCGCGGGCGGGTGTATCCGATGCCTCAGTACCTGACCCCGCAAGGCAACGACCTGGCCAAGGGGCTGCTGACCTTCGCCAAGGGCAAGCCGATCAATGACACCGTCGCCGCTGGCTGGCTCATGATCCACGGCGCCGGCGTCTTCGGCTACGACAAGGTGAGCCTCGACGGCCGCATCGCGTGGGTCCAGGAGCACGAGCAGCAGATCCTCGCCTGTGCCGCCGACCCGATCTCGGAGCGGTGGTGGACCGAGGCCGACAAGCCCTGGCAGTTCCTCGCCTTCTGCTTCGAGTGGGCCGCCTTCCAGGCCCACGGCTGGGGCTTCGTCTCAACGCTGCCCATCTCGCTGGACGGAAGCTGCAACGGCCTCCAGCACTACTCCGCCATGCTGCGCGACCCGAGGGGTGGCAAGGCGGTGAACCTGGTGCCGTCCAACAAGCCGGCCGACATCTACCAGGAGGTGGCCACGGTCACGCTGCATAAGCTGCGCCGTATCGTATCCACTGCGGGAACCAACGACGAGGAGGAAGCCGAGCGGGTGCTGGCGCAGCAGTGGCTGGACTTCGGGGTGACCCGCAAGACCACCAAGCGGCCGGTCATGGTGGTGCCCTACAGCGGCACGCGCCATTCCTGCCGGCAGTACATCCAGGAGCACGTCGAGGAGGAGGTGGAGGCACGCAAGCTGCGCGACCCGAGCTACACCCCGCCGTGGCCGATGGGTGAGCTGCTGGAGCCGACCCTCTTCCTGACGCGTCTCGTCTGGACCGCGATCGGGGAGGTGGTCGTGGCCGCCCGCAAGGCCATGGACTGGCTCAAGAAGGTGGCTGCCGTCACGTCCAAGGCGCAGCTGCCGATCGAGTGGGTGACCCCGGTGGGGTTCCCTGTGCATCAGGTGTACTACGAAACCAAGTCCCGGCAGGTGGACACCCGCCTCGGTGACCGGATCATCAAGCCCCGCCTTCAAGAGTACCTGCCCACCATCAACGGGAGGGAGCAGGGCAACGCCTTCCCGCCCAACTTCGTCCACTCGCTCGATGCCGCCGCCCTCCAGCTCTCGGTCTGCTACGCGGCGGACAATGGGATCGAGGAGTTCGCCATGGTCCACGACAGCTACGGCTGCCCTGCCGCGGACGCCGAGATGCTCGGGCAGTGCCTGCGCCAGGCGTTCATCGACCTCTACCAGGAGAACAACGTCCTGGCCGACCTCAAGGCCAGCGTCGAGGCTGTCCTCGGCGCGCCCCTCCCGGAGCCCCCGGCGATGGGCACCCTGGACCTGGAGCTGATCAAGCAGTCCGACTTCTTCTTCGCCTGATCCAATCCACCCCGTCATCAGATGCCAGGGTGACGGGGTGAATTACCCCCTCACTCCACCATGCCAAACGGAGCACCTCATGCTGATCAACCGTGACCGCCTGAACTCGATGCCCCTCGTCACCGCTGGCGAGGCCACGATGGGTGCGCTCGACGCCATCCAGCGGTTCCCGCGTGAGGCCCAGGTTCTCGCGTCGGCAGCCCTGTTCGTCCTGCTCTGCGAGCGCTTCGGGCTCGACGCCCAGGACGTGATGTCCGCCACCAGCAACCTGATGAACCACGCCTCGGGCCGCCGGCCGGAGTTCGCCGCCGTGTCCGAGTACATGCGCTGGGAGCTGTGATGAACAGACGCATCCTCTACGCCCTGATCGCGACGAGCCTCGCCTCGCTCGCCACAACCTGCACCGCCTCGGCCCCCGCCTTCGCTGAGGAAGCAGCGCCGTCCGCTCCTGTGAGCCGCCAGGTCTGCGGTGACCGCACCGAGATCCTCAAGCGCCTCGAAGAACGCCACCACGAGACCCCCCAGGCGCTCGGGCTGTCCGCCGATGGCGGCGTCCTCGAAGTCCTGGTCTCCCCCGAGGGGGGCTGGACGATCCTCGTGACCTACCCCAAGCGGCCGACCTGCGTGGTCGCCGTGGGGCAGGCCTGGGAGACCCTCGCCATCGTGGGACAAGAAGCATGATCGAGCGCCTGATCGACCGCGCAGTCGCCCTACTGACCAGAGGCGAGCCCGTTCCCACCGACCTGATCTTCCGGTTGGTCGAGGCGGGCGTCGACTTCTCGGAACTCGAAGCCGCCCACAGCTGAACCTTCCCCGACTGCTCCGAACGGGCTGAGCCGCTCGCCGGCCAGCGCTTCCGCACGCCCTGACGTATCCACCTGAGGAACAGATCCACCATGGCTGCACCGAAGAAGAACCGCAAGCCGAGCTACATCTCTTGTGAGGGAGTGGCCGTCTATCCGTGGCTGAACCGCCCGGACACCAAGTTCGTCCCGGCTGGCATGACCGCCGAGGAGTGGGGTGGCGTCTACAAGACCAGCCTCCAGATCCCGGCCGCCGTGTTCACCTCGTCCGTCTACCGCGACGGCCTGACCTTCAAGGCGTTCCTCGACCAGCTCGTCGACGCGTCCGTCGAGCAGGCCAAGACCGAGCACCCGAAGGAGAAGAAGCTCGTCAAGGCGACCTACCCCTACAAGGAGGAGATGGACGACGACGGCGACGAGACCGGCAACTTCCTGGTCAACTTCAAGCAGAACGCCAAGATCAAGCGCAAGGACGGCCAGATCATCGAGGTCAAGATCCCGCTGTTCAACGCGCGGGGCGAGGCGATCACTGACGCCATCTACGGCGGCTCGATCATCAAGGTCGCCTTTACCACCCGCAGCACCTGGATGCCGGGCAACAAGGAGGCCGGCGTTCGGCTCGACATCTCTGCTGTCCAGGTCCTGAAGCTCGTCAAGACCAGCCGCTCGGCGTCCGACTTCGGCTTCGGCGCGGAGGAGGGCTACGAGGACGACGACGACGCGCCTGCGGGCAACGCCTTCGCCGGCAACGGTGGTGGCGCTGCCGGGGACGAGGACGAGTTCTGATGGCAAGCCCCCAACGCGCAGCCGCGCTGAAGTATGGCTGGCGGTCGGGGCTGGAGGAACGCGTAGCGAAGGAGCTGGCCTCGCAAGGGGTCGGCTTCTCCTACGAGGAGCTGACCGGGGAGTACGAGGTGCCACCGCGGCGTGCCCGATACACGCCCGACTTCGTGCTCCCCAACGGCATCATCGTCGAGACCAAGGGGCGCTGGGTCACTGCTGATCGGCAGAAGATCCGGCTGATCCGCACCCAGCACGTCGATCTCGACCTCCGCATGGTCTTCTCCAACTCCAGGGCTCGCATCTCGAAGCAGAGCCAGACCACCTACGCCGACTTCTGCCGCCACCTCGACATCCCCTTCGCTGACAAGACCGTCCCGGTCGAGTGGGCGGAGGAGCCCAACTGCCCCAAGCGCTGGATCGCGATCGAGCGGTTCCGCCAGTCGGGCGCCACCAAGAAGGGCAAGGCATGAAGACGGTCGACCAGATGATCGACGACATCCTCCGCCGTGAGGCTGGCTACATCAATAACCCCGCCGACAAGGGCGGCCCGACCAACTTCGGCATCACCCACACCACCCTCGCCTCCTACCGTGGGCTGGCGTCATGCTCGGCCGATGACGTCCGCATGATGACCAAGCAGGAAGCTCGGACGATCTACGCGCAGAACTACTACTTCGCGCCGCGGATCAACCTGCTCCCCGCCGAGATCCAGCCGTTCGTCTTCGACTGCGCCGTCAACCACGGCCCGACGCAGGCGATCCGGTTCGTCCAGCAGACAGTCCTCCTGCGCGACCTCCGCCCCCTGGAGGTCGACGGCAAGCTCGGCCCGAAGACCGCCGAGCGGGTTCGGGAGTTGCTCGTCAACATCGGGGAGGAGGAGCTGCTGCGCGCACTCGTGGAGCGTCGCCGCCAGTTCTACCTCGACCTGATCACCCGCAAGCCCAGCCAGGAAGTCTTCCGCAAGGGCTGGATGAACCGGCTCGCCGAGTTCGCGGTCGACGATGCGCAGCGCACCCTGATCCTGACCGGCGTGTCTCTTCCCGATCTGGATGCAGTTATCAGCGAGAGCACCACGCCCGAGGCTCCCGCTCCCAAGGCTCCCGCTCCCAAGGCTCCCGCTCCCAAGGAGCCCACCAAGCTGGTGAGCTTCCTGAACCTGCTCAGGGACCTCCTCTCCTAGCTCCCCGCCCCTTCGGGGGCCGCCTCCCGTTCCATCAGCCCTCGACAACCGAGAAAGGTCATCCCCATGACGACCCAGCTGTTCAACGGCGCGACCCAGCACGACCTGATCCTGAACCACCTGCGCTCGCGCGACCCGAAGACTGGCACCCGCCGCACCATCAGCCAGCACGAGGCCCGCGACCTGTACCGCATCGAGCGGCTGGCCGCCCGCATCTGCGAGCTGCGTGATCGCGGCTACATGATCATCGACGAGCGCAAGCGCGACGTCACCGGCCGGGCCTACGCCCGGTACTCGCTGGTCAGCCACATCGGCGGCTGATGACGACCGAGAGCGAGTTCCTGCACCACGAGCCCTGCCCGGAGTGCGGGTCCAGCGACAACCTGGCCCGCTACACCGATGGGCACGCCTGGTGCTTCGGCTGCGGCCACCACGAGAAGGGGGACGGTGCTCCCCCTTCAACTTCCACCAGAAGGGAACCCCGAATGACAGCCGACCTGATCCCGGCCGGCGAGGTTCGGCCGCTCCAGAAGAGGGAGATCAGCCAGGAGACGTGCGCCAAGTTCGGCTACACGGTGGGCACCCTCGGCGGCAAGACGGTGCAGATCGCGCCGTACTTCGACGAGGACGGCAGCCTGGTAGCCCAGCATATCCGGTTCCCCAACAAGGAGTTCGTCTGGCTCGGCGATGCCAAGTCGGCGGTCATGTTCGGCCAGCACCTCTGGCGGGATGGCGGCCGGCGGGTGATCGTCACCGAGGGGGAGATCGACGCCCTCTCGATCAGCCAGCTCCAGTCCAACAAGTGGCCGGTCGTCTCGATCGGGTGCGGGGCAGCGAAGCCTGAGCACACGGCGAAGATCACCAAGTACATCGGCCGGCACGTGAAGTGGCTGGAGAAGTTCGACGAGGTCATCATCGCGTTCGACATGGACGAGCAGGGGCGCGCCAGTGCCAAGGCTGCCGCCATGTGCCTCTCACCCGGCAAGGCGAAGATCGCGAGCTACCCCCTCCACGACGCCAACGACATGCTGGTCGCGGGCCGAGGGGAGGAGCTGATCAACTGCCTGTGGGGCGCCAAGGAGTTCCGCCCCGATGGGCTGCTGAAGATCGGCGACGTCATCGAGCGCGCTCTCACCGCCCCGGAGATGGGCAACCCGTACCCCTGGCAGCGCCTCACCGACCTGACCTACGGGCGCCGGCCGGGGCAGCTGATCACCTGGGGCGCCGGCACGGGAGCCGGCAAGACGGACGTGCTGATGCAGGTGGTCGCCCACATCATGCAGTGCGGGACCGAGAAGATCGGGCTGTTCATGTTCGAGAACGACCCGGTCGAGACCGCCCGGTACGTGGCCAGCAAGATCGACGGCAAGCTCTACAACCACCCCGGCGCCGGCTGGACGGTGGACGAGCTGCGCACCCGGCTGGAGTGGCTGAACGCGCAGGACCGCCTGATCATCTACGACAACTGGGGCACCACGGACTGGGACGAGGTCAAGACCCACATCCGCTACCTCGTCAAGTCCTGGGACTGCAACGAGGTGGTGATCGACCACATCACCGCCTTCTCCGCCCGCTCCGACGACGAGCGGCGGGAGATCGAGAAGCTCATGGCCGACATGGCGATGCTGGCGAAGGAGCTGGGCATCGTCCTCCACGCCGTGAGCCACCTGTCGCGCAACGATGGCGGCAAGGCCCACGAGGAAGGCGGGCGGGTGACCATCCGCAACTTCAAGGGCTCCAGCTCGATCGGCTTCTGGTCGCACGTGATCTTCGGTCTGGAGCGCAACCAGCAGGCTGAAGACCCGGAGGAGCGGCAGACCGCCACCCTCCGCATCCTGAAGTGTCGCCCTCGGGGTAGCTCGACGGGCGAGGTCCTGACCATCCGGTACGACCCGAGCACCGGCCTCTACGGCGAGGTCATCGACAACCCATTCGAGACCGCAGACGACAACCAGGAGAGCCCCTTCTGATGAACACGCTCCGCACCTACCGCGTGGTGAGCGGCGAGTGGTCGAGGGAGATCACCGCCGTCAGCCTCAAGGTCGCCTTGGCATCGGCGGCGATGTGCCGCCCCGAGGTCCCCGGCGAGACCCGCACCTCGATCGAGATCGAGTACCTGCGGGACGCCCCCGTCGTCGAACAGCGCCATGCCAGGAGGGCTCGCTGATGCAGCAGACCAACATCACCCCGACCGAGCAGCCGTGGGTCCTCGCGCTGCGCGAGCAGCTGACCAACGAGTACCTGGTCCTGAAGGCGGTCCTGCCGCAGCTCGACGAACGCTTCACCAGCCTGGCCAATCGGGCGCGTGAGGCGGGTCTGACCGAGATCGCCCGGAGCGCCGCACACATCGGCGGCCAGCTGAGCGAGATCGGCTGATGGACCCGATGGAGCGCGCCCACGTCGCCATGAGCATGGCGTTGGCCTGTGCCCGGCTGAACCCCGAGGCCACTGTCGCCGTCCCCTGCCTGACTGCCGCCGTCTACGAGGTGATCGACGAGGCCATCGAGGTGATGGCTGTCGAGATTGAGGACGCTGAGCGTCTCCACGTCGTCTTCGCACACTGAGGTCCCCAACATGCTGAACGTCATCGTCGTCCCTCGGGACGGCTCGAAGCCGCGCGTCCAGAAGGTCACCGGCCTGGCGGCCTCCTGGGCAATCGCAAGCGACATCGCCTCCAACGGCCTGCCCGATCTGCCGCGGTCTGAGATCGCGTCGATCCGGGTGGAGATCGCCAAATAGGCTGCCCCCTCCTATCCACCTGAGGATACCACATGGCCCGGTACGTCTGTGATACCGAGACCGATGGGCTGCTTCCCGACCTGACCACGATCCACTGCGCCGTTGCGGTGGACGTGGACACGGGGGAGCTGCACGACTTCGCCGATCAGCCCGGCTATCGGCCCATCGACGAGTTCCTGACGCTGACCGCTGAGGCCGACATGATCGCGTTCCACAACGCCATCAAGTTCGACGTCCCGGCGATCAAGAAGCTCTACCCCCACTGGTCGCCGAAGGGCAGGGTGATCGACACCCTCGTCCTCAGCCGCCTCGTCTACCCCGACATCAAGCGGGCCGACAGCGCCCTACGCAAGAGCAACCCCGACCAGTTGCCCAGCTTCCTCGTCGGCGCCCACAGCCTGAAGTCGTGGGGCCACCGGCTGAATGACCACAAGGGCGACTACAAGGGCGGCTGGGAGACCTGGTCCCCGGCCATGCACAACTACATGGTCCAGGACGCCCGCCTCGGGCTCAAGGTGTTCAAGCACCTGATGGGCCGCAAGCCGTCACCCGATGCTGTCGAGATCGAGCACGCCTTCGCCGAGTACCTGTTCGAGCAGGAGACCTACGGCTACCCGTTCAACGAAGCCCAGGGCCAGAAGCTCTACGCCCAGCTGGCCGGCCTGAAGGCCAAACTCGAGAACGGCCTCCGCACCCTCTACCAGCCGTGGTTCGCCTTCAAGGGCGTCATCAAGCCCCCCAAGCCTCGCCGCTACTGGACCTCGTCCGGGGACGGCGGAGACCGGCGCAAGGACAAGGACGGCGAGCAGGGCTACTGGAACCACGTCGAGGGCGCCTACAGCCAGATCGAGCTGACCGAGTTCAACCCGAGCAGCCGGCACCACATCGCCGACCGCCTGAAGAAGCTCAGGGGCTGGGTGCCGCAGGAGTTCACCAAGGACGGCCACCCCAAGGTCGACG